CGGTGAGCCAGTCCCATACGACGCACGCAGCGATCACCAGGGCGGCGATAATCAGCGCAAAGGGCATGAGCACGAGCACTAGGATGTGCTTCACAGAGCGCACCAAAGGGCGATTACGCAGTACGCCAAGCTCAGCGCAATCGCGTGGTATTCGAGGGGGTGGTGGGCTTGCATCGCGGGCTCCATGACTGAGTTCATGGGGCGATAGTAAACCATGGTGGACTGTTAGTCAATCATGGTGGACTTTAATGGCGAATTAAGTCACCGGGCGGCCAGAATAGGTTATTTAGCCGTTGTCGTCCGACTGGTGGCGAGCATTACGGCGGATGCGGAATTTCCCGGTATCCGAAATAGGGAAACCCTGAATTGGGGCGCAAAGACGGTCTCGATGCCCCAGAGCGAGCCAGCGAGGATCAACGTTCAAGGCGTCTGCTAAAGCGAAAAGATGCCTTAATTCCATGTTTTTGACGGCATCGTTCTCCCATGATGAGACCGTTTGTTTGCCCACTCCAATGGCCGCCCCGAGTTTCTCTTGGCTGAGGTCTTTGGAGTTCCTTAACCCTTTTACGCGCATCCCGATAGTGTCCATATCACAGAATGCTAAATGGACACCCCGTCCACCATCATTGACTCTCTTGTCCACCATGGTAGACTCGGCCGATATGTTGAAATCCCAGGTCATTGAGCACTTCGGTAGCGGTGTCGCGGTCGCCAGGGCATTAGGAATCGGCAAGCAGGCCGTCTCCGCATGGGGCGAATTGGTGCCGCCACTGAGAGCCGCGCAGCTCGCACAAATCACCAAAAACAAGCTGCGCTTCGATCTTGAGGATTATCAAGATTGGAACCAAACCAGCACAGAGACGACGGCCGCTTAAGTGGCCAAACAGGTCAAAGAAAAGCTGACTCGGGAGCTGGACCTGTCCTTGCCCGATTCGATCCACGCCGCGCTCGAAGCGGACTCCGTCGCGTTTGATAAAAGCATGCAGGACATCGCGCGGGAAGTCCTTCAAATTTGGGCTGATCGGAAACATCGTGCCTACACGGTATATGCGCGCCGATTGCTCGCCAACGGGATGCAGACGGAATTGCCCGGGTTCGAGACGGGAGACGACGGGATGAGACGGGACGGCCGCAAATGAGCGCTATACCGCGTGATGACCACGAGCTCGAGCGCCAGATCGACGCCGCTTATCGCCGCATGGTCAATGCGGTCATGGCCGACGATTCACGGAAAGCATGGGACGAGATGGTCGGTCTCGTGCGCCAGCGCTCACCGGATCGCATCAAGCAGATGGAACGAGAGAGGCGCCTACGTCGGTGAATTTCTACAAGCACCATATCGGCGACTACGCAAAAAAGACCGGGCATCTTTCGGTCGCAGAACATGGAGCCTATCTGTTGATGCTGCATGCCTATTACGGCACTGAGAAGCCGCTCCCCATGGGGGATGCTCTCTATCGACTGGTTCGGGCTCAGACGAAAGCCGAGCGTGCGGCCGTTGATTCAGTGGCTGCTCAATTTTGGAGTAGGACGGAAAACGGGTTGGTTAATGGACGGGCATTCGATGAGATCGGATTAGCAACCCAGCAGGCTGATGCAAGTAGGACAAACGGAAACCTAGGAGGCCGCCCAAAGAAAACCCAGCAGGTTTCCAAAACAGAACCTAAAGATAACCTTATCCAGACTCCAGACTCCATTAGCCAGACTCCATTAGCCAAAGAATCAGAAAAAGACACAGAGCCGCTTCGCGGCCTGCGCGTCAATGGCAAGCATCCCAAGCCGAGCCCTAAATCACCGCTTCCGCCAGATTTCGTCCTCACCGAACCTATGCGCCAGCAGGCCATCACGAAATTCTCGGACTGCGACGCACAGGCCATGTTTGAGCAATTCAAGGCTTACCACGAACGCGAGGGAAGTGCCTATAAATCATGGCCCGCAGCGTGGACGACGTGGATCGGAAATGCTGAAAAATTTGGCTATCCAAAGCAACGAACGACGGAGCGCAAATGGGACTAGAAACCCTGCTCTCACGGCTCGATAAGGTCCGCGCTGGTAACGCGGTTGGGCGCTGGAATGCCTGCTGTCCCGCGCATCAGGACCGCTCGCCATCGCTCACGATTCGCCTGGAGGATGATGGCCGGATCCTCCTGCACTGCTTCGCCGGGTGTGAACCGGATGCTGTGTTGAGTGCTATCGGGTTGCAGTTCTCGGACCTGTTCCCGGAACCCTTGACGCGCGAATTCCTGCCGCGGATCCCGGCGCCATTTTCACCCCTGGATGCGCTCAAATGCCTCACGGCGGAGTCTTCGATCGTGGCGATTGCGGCGAGCGATATCGTCAACGGAAAACCATTGGATGCCCAAGATTTGGACCGCGTAGCGACTGCGGCCGGCCGAATTGCGACCGCCCTGGAGGTGATTCATGGATGACTCGATTGCGCGGATTGACGCCTATCGGGCAAAAAGGGTAGGGGAAATGCTCGTCACGCGCGAGGCGGGCGAGGAATTCACTAAAGACCCTAACGATGTGCTGGTGAATCTTGAGCCCCTGAATGGCAACGAGCTCGTAACGCAGTTCGCGGCGCATGGTGCCCGCTATGCGACGGCGCCCTTCGACCCCGAAGGCAAGCTGCTGCGCTTCTATCCAGGCGGCGTGACGGTATGGTCAGGCTTCCCCGGTGCTGGCAAGACGACGCTTCTGCGGCAGTTCGTGTGTCACACGCTACACCGCGGATCCTCTGTGTTTCTGGCCTCGCTTGAGGAAGATCCAAGCCATGTACTGGTGCGGCTCGCTGCGACCGCGGCGGGTACGCCAGAGCCGAATGGTCACCAGATGCAATGGTTCATCGATGCCTATCAGAAACGCTTTCGGCTGTGGGGCATTATTGGGATTGCCTCACACCTGCAGCTGCTCGCCGTGGTGCGCAAGCTCGCGACCGAAGGCATTCGCCATGTGGTGCTGGACTCGCTCATGTGCCTGGATGTACGGAACGATGACTTTGAGGCGCAGCGCAAATTCGCAAATCTCGTTGCCGCCACCGCGCGCGCGGCGAAAGTGCATATCCACCTCGTGGCCCATCCGCGCAAGCTGATCAAGTCCGACCAGGAATTGGACCTAAACGATGTCGCCGGCGCCAGGGAGATTGGCGGGATGGCGGATAACGTGATTTTCATCCGCCGGGATCCAGACCGCAAAAGCTACGCCCAAAATGCCGACGTGACCCCGATGTGTGTATCCATTCGCAAGCAGCGCCACTTCAACGGCGCGCTGGGGGATTGTGAGGGCTGGTTCCAGCGGCCCTTGCGGCAATTCAGTATCTCGCAATTCGTGGACGGACCGACGCGCTATCTGCCCGATGATGCCTTCGTATCCCTGGGGTCCGGGTGAATGCGCCGCCCCCTGCGCAAACGGACTGGGCGCAGCAAATATCGTCAGACATTGACGGCGCGGGAAATCGAACTGTGGTACGCCCTGATCGATCAGCTGCGACAGAAAAAGCAACCCAAGCGCGTGTTTCTGCCGGTGCCTCGGCCGGAGCCCGCATGACGCCGTACAAGCTCAAGCACCTGATCCCCACCGAGGATTGGGAATGCCAAAGCCTCATTCGGTGGGCGCAGTATACGCGCCATAATGGCCACCGGATCGCGGATTTCCTCGTGATGATCCCGAATCGCGTGAAGCTCGTCGGGGACTTGAGGCAGCGCGCGATCACCATGGCCACTTGGAAGCGTTGCGGCTTCAAAGCGGGGGCGAGCGATTATTTCCTTGCGATCCCGACCGATCTGTCCCCGGGCCTGTGGCTCGAGATGAAGCGCACGGAACTATCGGTGACGAGCGATGAGCAATTGGAATTCCAAGCCAAGATGCGCGCCATCGGCTACGCGACGGCGATTGCAAAAGGCTGGGAAGAGGCGAAAGAGGCCGTTACCGCGTATTTGAGCCACGGAGGCTAAATGGACACCGAGGACTTCATCCACATCTCCCCGACACCCAAACCTTGGAGGCGTGTGCTAATTACGCATTCCCGGTTGTTAGAGTTGCTTAGCTACGACCCTCTAACTGGTGATTTCAAATGGCGGAAATTGGGTAGGGAGCATTGGTTTAAAAGACCCACTCCTGGACATATTTCTTCGCGTGGTTATCGGCTCATCAAATTAGACGGTCGCGTCTATTATTGTCATCGACTTGCGTGGTTTTACGTCCATGGAGTTTGGCCGAATGTGGTGGATCACATTAATTCAGATGGGTTAGATAATCGGCTCCTGAATCTCCGCAATGGATCTTCGAGAATAAACACGGAAAACCAACGCCGCGCTCACCGTGACAGTAAAACCAAGTTGCAGGGAGTCATCTTTCGAGATGGCAAATTCCGAGCTGATATTCAGGCGACTGGCAAAAGGCATTTCTTGGGTAGATTCGATACGCCTGAAGAAGCGTATCAAGCCTACCTATCGGCCAAACGCCGTCTTCATGAAGGATGCACCATATGATCAAGGATTCCCCAGATCGGAGTAATTTGTTTCGCCACAGTTTGCATCGACCGCGCATCAAATTGCCGGTGGTGTTTGTGGGGTGCCTGTTGGGCGTGGGGTTTTGGGTGGGGCTGTGGTGGTGGCTGCGATGAGGACAAAACGTGACAAGCGAGAATTCACGGAGCGCAATCAACGTATGTGGGCCATGCATGAAATGCGTAAGACGCTCAAAGAGATCGCCGAGGAATTTCATATCAGCGCGGTTCGCGTCCATCAAATCTTGGTGCGAGAAAAGCAGCGCATTAACTTAAAACAAAGTGCTTGACGAGGTCTCACTTAATGCCCGTACGATTCGCGCACGCAATTTAGCTGCGAGGATTGAACGTGCCAGAGCGACACAAAGGCGAGCCACTCAACAAATTCGTGGGCCGCTTCGTCTCTTCGAAACGCGAGAAGAAAAAATTCCCTGAATTATCCCAGCGATTGGCTGTGGGATTCGCCGAAGCACGCGAAAAGTCGAAGAAGCGCTGATGGCTCGCGAATACGTCAGCGCCCGCGAAGCCCTCCGCCGTCGCAATCGTCAGCGCCCGAAGGGCAAGCGCTACGAGCCATCCATGGCTGGCCGCGGCATGACGATGACGGATGAGAACCTCACCTTCATCCCGGCCGAGACCCAACTTCGACTCCTTCGTGATCAGATGATCATTGCCCCCATGGATGTGCTGCACAGTCGAATATTGATCATCCCGCCCCACTCAAGCGTGCTGATCCGCGGCAAGGTGCTCGCCGCAGGGCCCGGCTACTACCCGAATCGCTACGATCATAGCGAGAAGCACAAGCGCACCAAAGTGATGGCCGGAACCGTGTTTGTGCCGATGAGTGTCAAGGTCGGCGATGTCGTGCATTTGGATGGCCGGCAGACCGGCAAGAGCGCTTTCGATGCGTTCTATTGGGGTGACAAGTATTGCATCCACTGCCGGCAAGAGGATGTGGCGGGGGTCGAAATATGAAGTTGCGATTCACTCTTTTCCCGCACGGTAAAGTGGAATATTACTGCGAATTGGAAGTTCCCGAATCTGACCTGAACTTAGAAGCCGCCGCCTTTGCCGATCGCTATCTAGCGCCATGCGCCACGGCATTACTGGGGCCATTTGAAGAGCCTTTCCCTACCGATCCAGAAGAAGTTCTGGCGATGCTAAACCGAGGCGGCCCAGAACGGGCATTGAAGTTTTATCATGCCGTGCGCCCCCATTAACTATCCCCCACATTGGCTCCCCGGCCAACTGTTGGACCTCAAGCGCTACATCGACGGCTCCTATCGCGCCACGCTCCTGGGCGATAACGACGATCCGAAGCAGGACTACATCGCTCCATCGGTGCATTTCGAGTCGAGTCGTGAGGCCCAAGCGTTCACGTCATGGTGGTACCAGCCAGCAGCAGCACGAGAGGCCCATGGGCAGGCCCAGTGACTATACCCCAGAGATTGCCGCAGTGATCTGCGAACGCCTGGTAGAAGGGCAGTCATTGCGTTCAATCTGCAAGGCCGATGACATGCCCGCAATTCGCGCGGTGTTTCAGTGGCTTACGAAGCATGAGGCATTCGCGCAGCAGTACGCGCACGCGCGGGAATTGCAGGCTGACACTTTCGCCGATGAAATCACCGATATTGCCGATGATGGCAGTCGTGATTACATCGCCACGGAAGCCGGTCGTGTTGTCGACCACGATCATATTGCCCGCGCCCGCTTACGTGTCGACGCCCGCAAGTGGATTGCCGCCAAGCTCAAGCCCAAGAAGTATGGCGACAAGCTTGAGCTCGGCGGCAATTCGAATGCCCCGATCAAACTGGTGCTGACTGGCTCCGACATCCAGGGATGACCGCTCATGAAGCCTGACATACCAATCATCGGACAGCGCTCTGCGACCAATTCGCTGCTCACGACGAGCCTATTTCGCAACGAAATCCTGCGACGGGATGCTGCGGTGAAAGCATGGCATGACCGCATGAAGATCAGCGAACTGCGCAAATCCTGCGGAGTCGAGGACAAGACGAGCTATACGGTCAACGTTCGCATACCACCGCGGTATACCAATGCACGCTAATTCTGTTCTGCTCATGGGCTTTTGGTTTGCCTGCGGGAGCTTTCTATTCGTGGTTGTGCTGGCCGTCGTGGCAGTTGTTCTGGGGCTGATCTGGAAGGCAATAGAATTTATCGCGCAACTGCTTCGTGGCTACGAGCGGAGGGAGCTATGAATAAGAAAGTCACCTATTCGGTGGCCATGTCCAAGGACACCGGCTGCATCGTTATGATCCGCACCCGCGGCAAGCAAGTTGAAGTCATGGGCTCAATGACCCGCGACGATACCTTGAACTTCGTCAAGGGCATCATGGAATGGTCGGAAGCGACGATCAAAGCCGAGTCGCGCATTGCGTACAACCACTGATGGCTAACTGCGCGCTAACCTTAAGTCAGCTTTCCATGGTCGCCCTCAATGTCGGCCTGAAGATGGGATTCAACGCGGCCGAGGTCGAGTCTTGGTATGAATCGTCCACGGATAGTTTGCGCATTATCGTCAGATTCGCGGATAAGGAACTGTTGAATAAGCCCCGCATGCGCACTCCCTCTGGCTGGGCGCGAAGCTATGACAATGATGCTGTTTGCACCCGTGAGCCGACCATCGTTGAACTGCCAGAATCTATTGTTTATGAGGCAAGTTATGACATAGAGAAGCGCCTCATGGATTCTTTGCTTGAGTTGGTCCATTGAGTGTTCACGCTCACGGCCAAGCAGCAAGAAGCCCAGGAGCTGCTGAATGGCCCCGCCCAGCACGTCATGCTGGCCGGAGGCAGCCGATCGGGCAAGACCGTGCTCATCGTGCGCAAGATCATTCAGCGCGCCTTAAAGGCCCCTGGGAGCCGCCATGCGATCTTGCGCTTTCGCTTCGGTCACTGTGTCCAATCGATCGTGCACGGCACTTACCCATGGGTGCGCAAGAACTGCTTCCCGCAAATTCCCTACAGCCCGAGCGAGATCAACCACAGCGCCTGGTTTGCCACGCTCCCTGGGGGCTCGGAGATCTGGTTCGGTGGGCTCGATGACAAGGAACGGGTAGAGAAGATCTTGGGCAACGAATACGCCAGCATATTCCCGAATGAGTGCAGCCAGATTCCCTGGGCGTCGCGTAATGTGGCGGTCACCCGCTTGGCGCAAAAAGTCATGGACAGCGCCACGGGTAAGCCGCTGCGACTCAAGATGTACTACGACGAGAATCCGCCCGACAAAGGCCACTGGACCTATCGGCTCTTCAAGACCAAACAAGACCCCGATACCAAGCAATATCTCGTCGACCCCGACAACTATGCCTTCATGCAGTTGAATCCGCGCGACAACCTCGAGAACCTGCCTCCGGAATACATCAAGACGCTCGAATCACTCCCGCTGCGTCTGCGCAAACGCTTCCTTGACGGCGAGTTCCGCGACCAAACTCCAAACGCGCTATTCATCGATGAGAATTTGGAGAAGTGGCGGCATGTGGACGGGGACTTACCCGACATGCTGCGCCTGGTGGTGGCTGTTGACCCCTCCGGTGCTGAGGACGATGAGAACATTGACAACGACGAGATCGGCATCAGCGTGTGTGGGTTGGGCGTCGATGGCAATGGCTATGTGCTGCAGGACCTGACCGTCAAGGCGGGGCCGGCGACGTGGGGGCGCGTCGCAGTACAGGCGTATCTGCGCGAGAAAGCCGACCGTATCGTCGGTGAAGTGAACTTCGGCGGCGCGATGGTGGGTCACGTCATCCGCACGGCGGCCCTAGAGCAAAAGACGCGCGTGCCGTTCCGTAGCTTGACCGCAAGCCGGGGCAAGGTCGTGCGCGCAGAACCGATTGCCGCGCTCTTTGAGACGGGCAAATGCCGCCTGGTGGGATTCCATCAGAACTTGGAGGACGAGCTCTCAGGATTTACCACCTACGGTTATACGGGCGATCACAGCCCGAACCGGGCGGACGCGATGATCTGGGCGCTGAGCGATCTATTCCCCGAGTTGATGCGCCCCGAGGAGCCGAAGAAGGAAGTGGCTCCAGTGCAGATTGCTAGACGGCGCACGGGTACCGAATGGATGCACCGATGAGTATGAACCTCAAAAACTTGCCACCATTGCCTTCGAATCCTTACGACTTACGCCCCGTTGACCGGCTCGATGAAGTGCTGGCGCTGCTGCGCGAGATTCGCGACTTGCTGAAAAAGGCCAAGAAATGAGCGAGACCCGCGATCCCGACTTTGATGCGATTAGCGAAGCCGACATCTTCGAGGAAGCACGCGATCGGCTAAAGATTGCCATCGATGCGGATTCGGATAATCGCAAGCTCGCCAAAGAGGATCTGCTCTTCCGTGAGGGCGAGAACCATTGGGACAACAACTTTGTGACTACCGAGTCACAGGAAAGTCCCGAGCTCGTCATCAACTTCACCGATACCCTGGTCGGCCGGGTGGTGAACAGCATTGCCGAGCGCGAGCCGCGTGGGAAGTGTCACCCCATTGGGGACGGCGCCGATGTCGAGCGGGCGGACATCATCAATGGCCTGGGGCGGCATATCGAGTATCGGTCCGATGCCTCTGTCGCCTACGACATCGCCGTCGACAATGCAGTGACCTATGGGTGGGGTTGGGCGCGTCTCCTGGCTGAATTCGCCTCTCCCAAGAGCTTCGATAAAGAAATCCGCATCGTACCGATCATGAATTCCTTCGAGGTCTACCCGGACCCCGGCGCGATCATGCCGACCGCCTGTGATATGAAATGGTGCTTGATCTCACTCAAGATGAAGCGCATCGAATTCAAGCGACAAAACCCCGGAGTCGAACTCATTGCGTGGAATGATGTGGGCCGGGATGAATTTAGGGCCGATTGGGAGGACAAGGAAGAGATTCGTTTAGCGGAGTATTTTCGCATTCGCGAGAAGACCGACACGCTGTATCAGCTTCAGGACGCTCAGGGGCAGACTTACACCTGCTTCAAGAATGAGATGCCCTCTGACGCACAGATGGCACAGATGGGCGCTAAAGTCGTCCAGCAGCGCGAATCCTCACGTCAGCAAGTCGAGTGGTTTCGTTTGAACGGGACCCAAGTCGTCAAACGCGCAGTGATGCCGGGCCAATGGATTCCGCTCGTGCGTTGCCAGGGCAGTGCGCGGAACATCGACGGCAAGATCTACCGCCGCGGTATGGTCAGATTCCTCCAAGACCCGCAGCGCATGGTCGACTATGGCGAGGTGGCCAAGATCAAGCGGTTGGGATTGACCCCGCAATCGCCGTGGGTGGCGTGGGAAGGGCAGCTGGATGGGCACCCGGAGTGGGAAAGCTCCAACATTGCGAACTATCCCGTTCTTGTGGTCAAGCCGATCACGATCACGACGAGCCAGGGTGAGCAACTGTTGCCGCCGCCGCAGCGCCAGCCGCCAGCACAGGTGGAAGCGGGATTCGCCGAATTCATCCAGGGCATGCGCTCGAACCTGTTGGCGATCGCCGGTATGCCGAACGAGCCGGGGCAGGATGCGCAGGATGGACCCGCGGTCTCCGGCCGTGCTTTGCAACGCCGCGACAAGCTCTCGGATCAGTCGCATAGCCACTTCTACAAAAATCAGAAGCTCTTCATTGCGCAGATCTGGCGGATCATCTTGGAGTGGGCTCCCCATTATTACAGCGGGGCGCGCCTACAGCGCATCATCGGGGAAGATGGCAAACCGCAGATGGTCCAATTGAACCAAGCGGATGGCACCAACGATATGACGACGGGCCGCTTTGATGTGGTGATGGACGCAGGCCCCAGTTACGAGACCAAGCGCGAGGAGGGGGCCGAGGCGTTGATTGAACTGATGGGCGCGGGACCGATGGGCGAGATCGTCGCCAAAACCGCCCCTGATTTGGTGTTTCGCGCGCAAGACTTCCCCTATGCCGAGGAGATCGCGGATCGCTTGGCGGCCCAGACGCCCGAAGGCCTTAAGAAGATCATGGAGAATCTGCCGAAGGAAGCGCGCGCGGTGGTGCAATCCTTGGCGACTCAGAATGCGCAGTTGAAGCAGGCGCTGCAGGCTGCTGAACTCGAGGTCAAGTACGGCATTCAGAAAGCCCATCTGCAGGCAACCGTCAAAGCGCACGACGTGGAGGAGTCGAACAAGACCAAGCGCGAGGATACGCAGACGCGCGCCGACACCGCCATCAAAGTCGAGGCCATGCGCGGCCATGTAACGCTCGCCAAGGAGGAGATCGCCGCCGGCGCCGAGCTGCTCAATACCCACGTCGAGGCCAAGTATCACGAGAAAGAGGCCGAGCGGATGATGGAAAGCGCGGAGAAGGCCGAAAATGGCGCGGCTTAGTCTCTGCATTCCGACCTTCAATCGATGCGCATTCTTGGAGTGGACCTTGAATCGCCTGATCGAAGACTTTCCTGCCGCTCAGATCGTCATTTCCGACAATGATTCGAGCGATGGGACGAATGCTCTCGCGCACGGCTATCGAGGGTATCGGCGCCAATCCATCAATATCGGCGCCTTTCCAAACATGCTCGCGGCACTCAAGGGGGCAACCGGCACTTACGCCGTCTACTGCGCCGATGACGACTATCTGCTGCCCAATCAAGTGGCCGCCGGCATCGCCTATCTCGACGCACACCCGGAAGTTGCTGCGTACTGCGCCCCCTGCGAGATTTGGAATGAAGTCGCGCAAACCCCCTTCTGGAACGCCTTCAAGGTCGGTCCACCGCGGGTATTTACCAAGACTGACGGCCTCGAACTGTTCAACTTCCTCATTTCCCATCATGTTTGGCCCGAGCATCTGATCTACCGCACGCCTGTTCCCCTTCACGCCAGGACGCGCGCGTATTGGGCCTTCGCCGACCTGGTTGATCTATTGCAGGCCGGCGATCTTTATTTTGATCCCACGCCCTTCTACCGCAACGTCCTGGTGCATCCGGTGGGCGAGCGCGAACAGTTGGGCAACACGCAGTGCCTGACCTATTTCGATGAGTATCGCGCGGGCTTGGAAGTGCTGGCCCACGGCCTCTTTGGCGATCAATTGCCGTACCGCGCGCGCCATCAGATTCAAGAGATGATCAGTTCCTTCATTTGCACGCGCATGGATGTGGCGCGCCGATTGTATGAGCGAGCCGGGGATACGGACAACGCCCGCATGCTCGCTGCCCGACTAGCCATTGCCAACCCCGTGAGAGATGCCGCATGACGACCGTAGTGCTCGATTCCAAGGATTTGGTTGAGTCCGTGACCACAGGGACCGTCCCAGTCCCCGCAGGCATTGCCGAGGACAACGCACGCCAGGCCGAGAAGCGCGGCGAGAAGCCGGCCGAGGCGAAACCCGCCGCCAAGGCAGACGAGGCCGATCCGGTCAAGGAAGCCGAAGCCGCTCTCGCCAATGCCGATGATGTCGAAGGCGAAGATGGCCTAACCCCCCGTCAGCGGCGCGAATACACCGCCGCCATGCTCAAGACCATCGGCAAGAAGCATCGGGCGCAGAAGGAAGCCGAGGAGCTTGCAACCCGTCAGTACAACGATCGGGTGTTGGCGGAGCAGCGCGCCCAAGAAGCGGAGCGCCAGTTGGCTGAGATCAAGGCGAAGACCGCGCCGGCGCCCAAGGTGGAAGAGGCGAAAGTCCCGGCTCGTGAAGACTTCAAAGACGATCAGTCCTACTGGGATGCGATGGTCGACTATCGCGTGGATCAGAGACTGCGCGTCGCTCAAGCCGAGGCCGCGCAGCGCCGCGATGAAGAGCATCAAGCCGCCATCGTCGCCAAAGCCACGGAGCGCGTCGAGAAGGCGCGCGAACTCGTGCCGGATTTCAATGAGGTCGTGGGCGCCATCGATGCGCCGATCCCGCCGTATGTCGCGAACTACATGCAAGAATCCGAGATGCTGGGTGAATTAAGTTATTATTTCGGCCAGCACCCCGAAGCGTTAACTAAACTCGCGAAGATCACCGAAGGCGTTCGTGAAGGAACGCGCGCATACACCGAGGCGGTGACGAAACAATTAGTTGCATTGGGAAAAATCGAGAGTACACTCCAACCATTCGCATCCAAAGCGAAAGTCGATACCGGTGAGCCTCTCACCAAGAACGGCAAAGAGCCGAGTCCAGAAACGGGAACCGCCCCGAGTAAGCCCCGCGTCCAAGCGCCGATTATCGCGCCCTTGAATGGCGGCAGTGCCTCCCAAGTCTTGAAAGATGAAGCGGACATGACTGGTTCGCAAGTCATCACGGCCTGGCAGAAGAAGCACGGCGTCACTCTCACGGCTCGCAAGCGTCACTAAGGAAAGCGGGAAAACCCAAGCTTTCTCGATGCGCCTTGAATGGCGCGGTGGACGACTTTGGCGAACCAACTCCTGACGATCAGCATGATCACGAATCGTGCTCTGCCCGTTCTTGCGAATCTCTGCACCCTCACTGACAAGTTCAACCGTCAGTACGACAAAGAATTCGGCGTCAAGGGCCGCAAAATCGGCGCGACCTGCAACGTGCGCATGCCGCCCCGCTACTTGGGCACTTTCGGTCCCGCGCTCAATGTCGAGCCCTCGACCGAGAACTACGTTCCGGTGTCGATCCTGTACCAGTTCCACATCGATATTCAGTTCAACACCATCAACATGCTGTTGGACATCGACGAATTCGAAGAGCGCTTCATCCATCCGGCGTGTATTGCGGTCGGCAACCGCATCGATTCGGACGGCGCCTATTTCGGCTTCCAAAACACGGGGAGCATGGGTGGCACCCTAGGCACCCCGCCGACCTCGTATCTGCAGTTCGCCCTCGCACGCGCAGTGCTGGTCTCCGAAGGCATGCCGAAGGGTGAAATCCCCTCGGCGGTCCTCCATCCCATCGCCCAGGCCTACATGGGCGACAGCTTGAAGGGGCTCTTCAACCCCCAAGCACGGGTCGCGGACATCTACGAAACCGGCATGATCGCGAAGAAAACCGCCGGGTTTGATTGGTTCGAAGACCCGAATATCGCGAACTACACCACGGGCGTCCTCTCGGGGACTCCGGTACTCGCGGGTTCGACGGCGCCAACTGGCGGCACGGCACTCCTCACCTCCGGATGGGCGCAGTCGGGAACTTTCGAAATCTCGGGGCTCTCGAACACGACCGCGTCTTGCATCGTGGGCGATACGCTGCAGATCAAGGGCGTCTTCCCCGTCAATCCGCAGAACCGCGGCCAGTACGGCACGACCTTGAAGCAGTTCGTCGTGCTACCCCCTGGTGGATACGCTCAGATGACTGGCGTCGCCGCCCCCGGCGGTCCGCAGTTCGCCGCGGCCACGCTCTCGCACGGCACCTTCAATGCGGCCACGGGTGTCTATACCTCGAACGGTTCCGGACTGCTCACGGTCACCGTTGCCGAATGCTTGATCTCGGGCGGACAGTTCCAGAATTCAAGCTCTGCGCCGGTTTCCCCCTTCACCGTGACCATCAACGGTCAGGCGGGTGTGGGTTCTGCGGTCGCGAACACGCAGCACTTGGCGTTCCATCGCGACGCCTTTGCGCTGGCCTTCGTCGACTTGCCGCTGCCGCGTACGGCGGTGGAAGCATCGCGGGCCTATGACGAGGATCTAGGTCTCTCGATCCGCATCGCGACGCAGTACACCATCAACAACGACGCGGAACCGACGCGTCTTGATGTCGCGTATGGCTTCGCCAGTCTGTATCGCCAGCTCGCCTATCGAGTGGCAGGGTAAGGAGTAATCAATGGCATTTCCCGCTTCCACCAACGTCGACGGCTCCAACCCGGGCCCGAACAGCGTCTCACTGCCCGACACAATCCAGTTGCCGACGGGCAATATCTGGAAGAACGGCGTTTTCAACATCACGCTCTCGCCCATTTCGGTGGCTCCGAACACGGTGGCCGAACAGACCTTTGCCGCCACCGGCATCGGGCTACTCACCTCGGATCAAGTGAGCATCTCCAAACCCACCACTCAGGCGGGATTGGGAATCGTCAATGTGCGGGTGAGCTCGGCCGATACCCTCGCCGTGGCCTTCATCAACGCGACCGCCGCCACCATCACGCCGACGGCCTCCGAGGTCTACACGGTGGAGGTCAATCGGGTGCAGCCGAACTGGTCGAAGCCGGCGACGGGCAACCAGCTCGACTGGTAGCGCCATGCATACCGTCTTATTCGCGACGCCCACCGTCGATAAGACGCTGTCGGTGGACTATCACACCTCCATGCTCGGGACGGTGGCGATGTGCCATCGTCACAAGATCGCCTGTGATTCTCGCATCATCGCCGGCAATCAGTTCATCGACGATGCCCGCAATGCCTTGGTTGACCATTTCCTGAAGGGCGATTTCACGGACCTGTTCTTCATCGATGCCGATGAGGGGTGGGACCCGAAAGTCATCCCGCGCTTTCTCGATTACCCCCAAGGCGTCGTCTGTGGCTTGCCGCCGAAGAAGTGCGATCCGCCGACCTTCCATTCCAATGCCCTCACCGGCCATATCGAGAACGGATTATTCCAAGCGCTCGAGGCGGGAACGGGCTTCATGCGGATCCAGCGTTCGGTGTTTGAGCGCATGGACAAAGCCTTTCCGGAACTGAAGGAAGCGACGAAGGGGGAATTCCCCTGGACGCATACGCCTTACTTTCAAGGCGGCAACACCCGCTATGGCGTGATTCGCGAGGACATTTTCTTCTGCCGCCAGATGGTCGCGATGGGCGAGCATTTATGGATCGATTCGGATGTGGATTTCACGCATCGCGGATCGAAGGCCTGGAAGGGCAATTTCTACGATCACTGTGTGAGCACCGGACTTTTGAAGAGGACAGCGTAATGCCGAATCCCAACACCATCGCACGTGGCAACATCATTGGCGAGTGGGTGCTCTCCCCGACGCTCTCTCCGGCCTCGGTGGCGCCCAATACCACCGCCGAGCAAGCGTTCACCGTGCAGGGCCTGAACGTCGGGGACTTTATCGAGGTCAACAAGCCTACGGTGCAAGCGGGCTTGGCGATCATCAATACCCGCGTGAGTGCGGCCAACACCTTGCAGATTGGCTTCGGGAATCTGACAGCCGCCACGATCACCCCGACGGCGAATGAAATCTACAACATCACGGTCACTCGGCCGGAGAACCTGACCGCCGCCGGCAATTCGATCCTCGCAGCGATCACCTAAATGGCCTCCGCCAACGCCTTCACGCCGAATGGCCCCACGGTACTCGTGGCGGCCTCGGCCGTGCAAATCAGCGCGATCGGAAGTAACAGTTATCGGGTGCGAAACTTGAGCGCCAGCGCACAGTATTTCACCCATGGCGCTGCCTCGAGCGTGACGAGTGTGGGAGCGCCGACGGCCGGCGTTCCTTCGCAGAACACCATCGGCATGTTGGGCAGCAGCGTGGAGACGTTCAGCAATCTGCTTCCCTGGATGATTGCCAGTTCCGCGACCGGATTTGAAGTCACCGCGGGCGACGGGGTTTAAGCCATGTTGCGCGCGGCCACGTTAAGCTCAGGATCCACGAGCAGCGGTGGGGCGGCCAATGGCTTGTCCGGCTACACGGCCCAGAACACGCTCAACCTGCGGGCCGCCCTCGCTCGAGTGAGAGCGGGGACGGGCATTTGCAAGGTCGCCTGCATCGGCGATTCAACCACGATGGGCGCGTTTTCGAACGGCGTCGTCTTTGCAGGCAACAAGCCTCTCGCTTTTCCCTTTCAGCTGGCCAAGCTGCTCACTGCCAAGGGCACGCCCGCGACCAATGACAGTTGGTTCGGCAGCGGCAATGTGGCTCCTGCGACCGCAGCGGGATACACCGCCTATAACGCTCAAGTCACCTATCCGGTAGCGGGCTTCGCTCCTGGCGCGATCCCAGGCTTAGGTGCTTTTGCGCAAGCCTCGACCACCTCAGGCGCCACCTTGGCTTTCACGCCGACGATGGCCTTCGACACCATCGACATCTATTTCCTCGGCGGTATTCCCGCGGGCACCTTCAACGTCAATGTCGACGGGGGTGCCTCGCTGCAATTGGTCACGCCGAGCGGTACGCACACGGTCCAGGTAGTGACGATTACCGGGGTGGCTCTTGCGACCCACACGATCAACATCGTCACGACCTCGACGAACGGGGTGTTCATTGCCGGAATGGCGGTCAGGGCCTCGGCGACTCCGCGGGTCGAAGTCTACAACATGGGCTGGTCTGCGGCCTTGGTGTCGACCTATGCGCAGCCGACCGACGGCACGCATCAGTACAACTATTTCATCGCACTCCCGGTGGTGGCGCCCAATCTGACGCTGATTCACCTCACCATCAATGACATTGACCAGGCGCCGACCACGGTCGCGGTCTATCAAGCGGCGCTGCAGACCATGATCACTCAGGCCCTGGTCTCCGGGGATTGCGTGATCATGGTGGGGAATCCCGGCAACAAGGCGAGCTGGGTCACGACCCCCTCGATTGCCGCGGCTTACCAACAGGCCATTTATGCCCTGGGAGCGGCGAACAATATCCCGGTGCTTGATATCACGCAGCGCTGGACTTCCTACGCGGTGACAAACCCCTCGATGCCCTACGGCGATGCGGGGGCGACCGCATTGCATCCGAGCACGACGGGCAATATGGATGTCGCCACCGCGATCGCTCAGTTGTTCCCGTAACTGTCATGCCTACGATGCCCAATGTAGTGGGGCTAGAACTCGGCACGGCACAAGCGGCCTTGCAAGCGGCGGGTGTATTGGTGTTGGGCGCCATCGGCTACTTCGGCACCTATCCGGTCAGCGTGAGCTGGCGAAAATCCGCTTCACCCCCCTTGACCGTGCTCTCTCAATCGATCAACTCGGGTAACTCGGTGGCCGCCAATGCCGCGCTCACTTTGGGCGTGGCGCAACCGCCGATGGCCGTGGTGTTTCCCTAATGGCCAGCGCACTCGACTACATCAAGGGCTCTTTGCGAAAGATCAATTCCTATCAGTCCGGCGAACCGGTGGCGGCTCCCGATGCTCAAGACTGCTTGGATACCTTGAGCGATCTTTTTGACTCTTGGAACCTCGACAAGAATCTGATCTTCGGCAGTGTGGAGAACATCCTTACACTGAACGCCGGCCAAGCGCAGTACAAGATCGGCAATCCCTCGTGCACCGATTTAGGCGAACCGCCGTTGATCGGTACCGTGACGGGAGGGTCCCCTACGATCACCGGGGTCACCACGATGCCGGCGGATATCACCATCGGCGGCACGCTTTCTGACACCGCGGCGGCGATTGCCGCAGGCACCACGGTTGTGGGCTTCAATGCCGGCGCGCAGACCGTGACCATGAGCAAAAACGCTCTCACGACGCCTGCGAATAATCCCGATTCGATCACCTACACGATCCCCGGGGACTTTGCGATTCCCCGTCCCAATCGGATCACGCACGGCTTTACGCGCTATGCGCAATTGGACTTCACCATCGAAGTGACGATGTCGCAGAGCCGGTTCCTCGAGATCCTATACAAAGCGCAGCCGGGACCGTGGCCCGTGGTCGCTTGGTACAACCCGCTCATGCCCTATGGGCTCATCAACTTCTACCAGACGCCCGGAAATTCAGGTGAATTGCATCTCTTCACCGACACGATCATTCAGAAGCTCACGCTGAATCAGACGGTGCTCTTGCCGGCCGGTTACGCCCGCGCGGTCAAATGGGCGCTCGCCGCCGAACTATGGAATGAGTATTGGGGCACCACGCCCATGCCCGCCCAACTGGCCAAAAAAGAGGCCGAATCGCTCGCGATGATCAAGGCCTTGAATGCCACCCCTGCGGTGAAGGCACGCTTTGATCGGATGCTCACGCGACGGGGGCGAGTGTCCGCCGGGTGGATACTTGATGGCGGTTTTGGCAATTCCTGATGCCGCTGCAAGGGACTGACTTCGGATTCGTCGGCGGCTCCTACGAAGCCGCCATGGTGCTGCAGGATGCGCAGCGCCTCATCAACTGGTTTATCGAAGCCGATCCCAACCCGCGCGCCAAAGAGATGCTCGCGCTTTTAGGCTGCCCGGGATTGAACCCCGTGGCATCGAGCCAGGCCGGTCAAGTGCGCGGCGCCTGGGTGCTCCCAGGCTCTACCCAAGCATTGTTTGTCACCGGCAACACGCTGTACTTGATGACCATCACGGTCCCCGCCACTCAAACGAGCATCCCGCAATACAACGTGGTCTCGGTTGGTACCTTGCTGACCAATTCAGGCCCGGTGGTGATGCGGGATAACGGCGTGTTGACATTAGGCAAAGGCGGCTATTGCCTCATCGTCGATGGAACTTATGCCTATTACTACCTGCTCTCAGGGGTTCCGTATCTCAACAGCTTCCCCGGCAGTTTGAGCATCACGAGCAATCTGATCACGCTCCCTGGAACGCTGCCGAATGGCTTGATCGTTGCAAGCACTCCGACGCTCTCCGATACCGGAGGGGTAATCCCGGCAGGCACCAAGATCACCTCCGTCGATACGAATGGGCTCACCGTGACGATGTCCGCCGCGGCCACCGGCAATTCGTTCACCGACATGGTGACGCTGACCATTCCCGTTTTTGGCCGGATCACCGATCCCGGATTTTTAGGCGGCGACCGGCTGTGGTTCATCGAAGGGTGGATTGGGGTCAATCAGCCGGGAACCAGAACCTTCTATACGACCGGACCCTCTCCGTATCAGATGCTCTTTCCGGGCGCCTTCAATGCGCTCAAAGACTCCAGTACCGACAATCTCGTCACCCACATGGAAAACAATCGCGAGGCGTGGGAGATCGGCGAGCGAACAGCAGAAGTTTGGTACAACGCGGGCGGGCAGAATTTCGCCTTCTCTCGCTTACCCGGCGTAGGCCCTCAGATCGGCTGCGCGGCGAAGCACTCCATCACCCGCTGTGGATCTCAACTCGCCTGGTTGGGGAGAAACGAGCAAGGCCAGAATGTCGTCGTCGCGACCGTTCAATATTCCTGGGAACGCATCTCCAATCACGCGATCGAGGCGATCATCGCGACCTATCCGGTCGTGAGCGATGCCATCGGGTACGGGTATGAGGAAGGGGGGCATTTGTTCTATGTCCTCACCTTCCCGACCGCCGATGTGACGTGGGTCTATGACTTCACGACCGCCGCTGTCAAACCCGAACACGCCTGGCACCAGCGCGCCTCCTATGACCCGAATACCGGGCTCTTCCATCGCCATCGCTCGAACTGCTTCATGGACTTTGGCGATGTTCGCTTGGTCGGGGATTATCAGACCGGCCAGATTCACCAGATGTCGCGTCAGTTCTACACGGATGCGGGCAACCCGTTGCGCTGTATCCGTCGCACTCCCCATGCATGGAGTCGGGAGAATCGGCAGCGGCTCTTTTTCTCATCCCTGCAAGTCGAATTCACCCCCGGAGTGGGATTGCAAAGCGGGCAGGGGGTGAATCCCCAAGTGATGATGCGCTATTCGAATGACGGAGGGTTTACCTGGAGCAATGAGTACTGGACCACCATCGGCGCGGCGGGAATGACCAAGAACCGCGCGATCTGGCGCAAATTAGGCTGGGCGCGCGATCGCATTTGGGAAATCAATTTCACTGATCCCGTCGCCCGCGACATCATTGGGGCAACCCTCTATTGGGATGCCGCTGCGTGAGCGTCTATCGCACGGTCCCGACCTACACCCAGCCGCTGCAGGAGAAGGGGAACACGACTTCGGACTGGTATCGGTACTTCCAGCACACCGACTCTGGATTACCCCCCGCCAATGAAACGGCAGTGGTCCCCACGGCCTCACCCTTCGTCTACGGAGCTCCCCGCAAGGGCTTTGTGATCATCCAGGGCGGGACGGTCTCCGCCATCGCGTTCAGCCGCTCGGGGCCGTTCTACGTGACCGGACAGACGGCGGGGGTTTTCCCCGTCAATCAAAACGACCAACTGCAGATCACCTATTCGGGGGTGCCGAATGTCGTCTTTGTCCCCCAGTAACCTGCCGACCCGTTCAGCCATCGAAGCGCTGCAAGAGGTCATTTCGACGGTTCAGCAGCTGGACTTGAAGACCGAGCATTACTTCGCGGGTGGGGTCTACATGCGCACGCTTTGGCGCCCGAAAGGCGCTTTGATAGTGGGCAAAGTACATCGGCGCGAACACATCTACATGGTCGTTTTCGGCGATGTCACCGTAACCTCGGATGGTTTTCGAGAGCGCATTCAGGGACCGCGCGTTCTCGTTTGCAAGCCGGGCACAAAACGCGCAGTATTTGCGCACGAGGATTCTCTGTGTCTCACCGTCCATCGGACGGAAGAGACCCAGCTCGAGCGCGTCGAAGCCGACCTGGTCGAAGAGGATCCTACGTCAATGTATCTCCCCGGCAATGTACCCAAAGACCGTCTCACGGAGGACTCACTTTGAGCTTCGTGGCGGCCGCCATTGGGGTCGTGGGCGCGGTCGCGGGAGGCGCGATTGCCGCGAGCGGGGCCGAAGGGGCGGCGCAGACGCAAGCTGCCGCAGCCCAGCGCGGTCAGGATATCTCACAAGGTATATTCGACAAGACGAGCGCGAACGAAGCGCCATTCTTGAATGCCGGCATCGGGGCACAATCGAACCTCAATTATCTCCTGGGAATCGGTAAGCCGGGTGATCCGGCTTTGGCCGGCGCTTCCGCGGGAACCGCAGCGAGCTCACCCGCCGGCGGCTTTGGCTCATTCTTGACGCCCTTCAACGCGGACAACTTCAAATCCTTGACCCCGCAGTATCAGTTCAATTTGCAGCAAGGCGGGCAGGGGGTATTGAATCAAGACGCCTCGGCTCAAGGGGCAGAGTCGGGGGCCGCACTGAAAGACTTGATCGGCTTCAATCAGGGCTACGCGAACAACAGCTTCAATTCAGCGTTTGCCAACTACAACACGCAGCAGAACAACATCTTTGGCCGACTGAACGCGATTGCGCAAATGGGCCAAGGTGCGGGGACCAATACCGCCACGGGGGCGTCGAGTTTCGCGAATAGCATCAGCAATTCCGCGCAGAACGTCGGGACTGCGTTAGCCGGCGGAACGGTGGGCGCGTCGAATGCCATTTCGGGCGGACTGCAGAGCGCCGTTCCGTGGCTGCAGGCTGGCTTGAACAACCCCAGTAGCGGCGGATGGGTGCCGACCGTGGGTAATTCCGCGCCCACCGCGGATTTGACCAATTCCATCGTGCCGCAGTTCTGATGGCCGACCTACTCCAAACACCGGCTGCCGCGGGGATTCTGCCTCCAGACCCAGGACGGGGTATTGCGACGCTCTCGGGCATTCTAGGGATCAAGCAGCAGCAGCAGGCGCTTGAAACCGGGCAGGCGACCCAACGCAGCGCGCAAGCGAAAGCCACGGTCGACACGCAGGGCGCGAATGAGAACCAGAATCTAGCTCGGCTTCTCGCTGACCCTGTCGGCAATGGAATTGTCGATGGCGACGGGAACCCGACCAAAAACGCGCAGAGCATCGTCATGCGCGCAGCACCGACCACAGGCGCCGATGCGTACGAGAAGGTCGTCAATGCCGCGAAGTCGAAGGTCGAGTTCAACGGCGCGGTGAACAATCTGCGCGGCTCCGAGCGCGACCAAGTCGTGAACGCTTTGAGCGGTCCCGCGGCCGATCCGGATGCCACCTACGACACGCTGAAATCAACCCTTGGCAATCTGGTCGAGTCAAAGAAAGGGACCCCGGTCTACGACGACTACAAGACCATTGCGGATACCACCCTGCAGGGCCTCGATCACGTCACCAATAAGCAAAAGCAGACCGGCCAAGTCATTCCCGTAGGCCAGGAAGCGTGGCGCACGGGCGCGCTCAATCTCGCGCGCGGCAGTTTGGGCGTTTCAGGCGTGGTGGGGGCGGGCGGCATTGCGACGCCTCAACAAGCAACGACGGGTGCCGGAACGGTCAATCGTGTGCCGGTGACCGGAGCTCTCACGGCTCCGCCTGGAGCGGCCCCTGGAAGCCCGATCAATCCCACCCCGGTACAAGTCGCGGGCCAGACGAAACACGAAGTGGGCGCCGCCGATATCGATGTGCAGCGCGCCTCCGAAGTCAGCAATCTGCAGAAGCAGTCCTCGGCGATGCTGCCGTTGACCAATGAAATCGACCGCCTCGCTCACGAAATCAGTTCGAGCAAAATCGCGGGCGCTGTGACGGCGGGGCTGAAGAATCTTGGGTTTGCCGACCTGGCATCGGCCAGAACGCAACTCGAAAAAGACTTGGGACTTGTCAAAGGGCCGCTCGCGGCGAGTGCAGGGTCTGACTCTCGCGCCGCCGCGATCTTGGAAGGCTATCCGACCGCGGAGACACCAGAGAAAACGACGCACGCCGCCATGGACTATATCCGCGGGAGCTTCCGGCAGAACGTCGCCCGCGGTCAACTCTTAAGCCGGCATGGGGTCAATGGCTTTGCGGCGGCGGATGATGAAATGACCCGCAGCGCCGACCCCTTGGTGCATGAGGCCGCCGCATTGCCGCCAGGGAAACCCGGCGGCTTTTATAGCCGTAACTTTGGGAGCCCGGAAGAGGCGCAGAAATTCAAGGATCGGGTCGATGCGCTGAAGAAGCACACGGCCTATATCGGGGGGTCGAATGGCCCAACCCAGTAGAATCGATCCGGATATTGCCGCGGACTTTTCTGGTGGCCCCGCTCCGTCCATCAGTTCCGGTGTGCGCATCGATCCGGATGTGGCAGCGGATTTTCAAGGAGCGAATGACTCCACCGTAGCGAAGTCCACTAATCCTTACGATCCAAATCGCCACGCGATTGGGGACGAATTAGTCAACAATCTGCATGCGGCGGGAAGTGGCCTCTATCACTCCGTCGTCGGCGGATATAAGGGATTGGGCACGCTCGCGCTGACTCGTGATCCGGCCGCCGCCGCCGCTACGGTCAACGCGGAGCAGGCAAAAACCTATCAAGCACCTCCTGATACGGGACCTGTAGCGCGACATGCCCGAGAGCCGGTGTCGCCGAATATCTTAGGGGACATTGCCGCCGCGCATGGAGCATCGCCGGGCTTAAGCACGGCATTGGCCGTGTTGCCGACGGCCGCCGCCGCGTTAGTGGTGCCTCGCGGAGCGGGAGAAACACCGATCCCGCCGACGGCTCAAGAGATCATTGATCGCTCCTCCTCGGGTCAATCCATGGGCGCGGCCGCCGCTTCTCCCAACATCACCGCGATCTCGCCGCAATTGCAAAAAGCGGTCGTGGACGCCTCCCGCAAAACCGGGGGCGCGGTCAATCCAGATGTGCTTCGGGCTCATATCGAGGCCGAAGAGCATGGCGTGCAGCTGATGAAGGGACAGGCGACGCGCGACCCGGATCAGTTCACCGCAGAGCAGAATTCTACGCATCCCGATGTGGTCAAGCGGATCAATGCGCAGAACGGACAGATGGTCGATGCACTCGATACGGTGCGTCGAGACGCGTCCCCATCCACCGTGGGCAATGACTACATCGAGAATGGCCGCTCCGCGGTCGATGCGTTGAAGCAATACGATGAGCCAATCCAAGCGGACATTCGGGCGAAGTACAAAGCACTGACCGATGCCAATGGCGGCAGTGTGCCGATCGATACCGGGCAGTTCTTGCAGAACGTCAACTCCGCGCTCAAGAAAGGCTTTCTCACCAAAACCGCCGCCTCATCTCCGGAAGTGTCGGAAATCCTCGATAGCGTCCGGTCGGGTGAACCGATGGATTTTGAAGCCTATGAGAACGCGCGCACCCGGTTAGCTGCCGCACAGCGCGCAGGGGGATCAGCCGGTGAAGCGGCGCGCATTGTGCGCGGGGAATTGGAGCAGATGCCGCTCTCGCCCGCGGCCTCGCAATTGAAGGGACTGGCCGATACCGCACGGTCGGCAGCCAAGGCGCGGTTTGATGCGCTGGAAGCCGATCCCGCCTACCAAGCAGCCGTCGATGATGTGAGCGCGGGAAACAAGAAAGGATCACCCACGCCGCTCGCCGATACGTTTCTTGACAAATATGCCTTGAGCAAATCGGCGCCGAAGTCGCAAGTCGATCTGATGATGCAGAAGATCCAGGCGACTGATCCGGATGCCGCGGGCGCAGTGGCCTCTCATACCTTGAATGCCATACGGAAGGCTGCGGTCAACCCGAATGGAAACGTCTTGCCGAACGGCTATAACGGCGCGCTGCAAAAGTTAGGGCCGAAACTCGATTCACTGATTGCGCCAGAAACGAAAGACAGTTTGGAGTCGTTGGGCCGCACCATTACAAACGCCAAGGTCGAGCCGGCCGGAGGGAAGGTCAACTACTCACGATCCGGCGTGGTGGCGAGAGATGCACTGCAGTCCGCAGCCGAAGGCATCGCGAATGTCAAAACGCACGGACTCTATGGCGTCGTCAAGAAAATGCTGCCGAAGGATACCGCCTTCGCGAAAGAAGCATTAGCGCCAGGGGCAGGGCTCGATCAATTAAAGACGAAGCCCTAGTGAATGATGCCTATGGCCGCACTCGCCACAATGCCAATCACCGCGACCGCTGCGATTCCGAGGATCCAGAAGACGACTTTGCGAAATCCCTCATGGACCAAGGCAAGCCAAATGATGCCTAACGCAAAGATCCACACCATGACTATTGCGCCGAGCAATACCAATTGTTCTGCGCCGTCGGCGTGCACAGATAATTGGGCGGGGAATGATTCGGGATCATCTGCGGCGGCGAGGGTACGACATACGCGGGCCGTTGTGCGGCTTGGTATGCCTGCACTCGTTGCAGATAGCCAGGATCGGTGGTTGCGCATGCGGTCAAGAAAAGAGCCGCGCCCATGATTATTTTCATCACTTCCTCCGTGTTTCAATGACAACCGCCTCCCTCGCCCCGTCACTGCGGTTCAAGAGTTGGCTCGCGAATGGTACACCCAACGCGAACGGCACGCTCACGACCTATCAGGCCGGAAGCACGACGCCAGTCGCAACCTACACCGATAACACGGCCGGGACTCCGAATACCAACCCGATTACGTTAAATGCGCGAGGGGAGTGCAATCTGTGGTTGCTGCCCAATATCGCGTATAAGTTCGTCGAAGCGGACGCGAACGGCAATCCCATTGGCACGACCGATCAGGTCGTCAATAGCCAGTTGATCACCTATTACGGCGTGGATGCCGGAGCGGCCAATGCCTACATCCTGACTGCGGCAACCCCCTACACGGCCTACCAGAACGGCGAGCTCGTTTTCTTCGTCCCCGGCAATTCGAACAACGGTCCCTCGACAATCAACATCAATGGCTTGGGGCCCATCCCTATCGTTACCTTGACCGGTGCCGCGTTGGGACCGAATCAGATCACCGCCGGGATCATGACGGAGTTGATCTATTTCAACGGCAATTTCCAGCTCCTGTCTATCGGCAATACGTTTGGCAGCACTGTGGGGACGTTTGGGGCGGAGATTCCCTTGGCCTCGGCCTCGACGACCGACTTAGGCTCGACCCCTAACCACAACGTGCTCATCACGGGGTCCACAACGATCACGAGTTTCGGCAGCGCCGCGAGCACGCAAGCCCCGCTCTATATCGTGCGCTTTGCCGGGTCTCTGACGCTGACCTTTAACAGCCTCTCGATGATGCTCCCCGGGAATGCGTCGATTCAAACGACGGCCGGCGATAGCTTGCTCGCGGAGTATTTGGGCAGCGGATTATGGAAGGTGCTCGACTACTTCAACCAAACGGGATCGAGTGCGAACGCCAAGATCAAGCCCGCGGACACGGTACTCGTGAGTAATGCCGTGCTCACCAACGATCCTGACTTGCAAAGCAATGCGCTCGCGGTGGGCCGCTACAGCTGGGAGTGCTTGCTCATATTCGATTCTGTCGCTGCCGGAGCGGGCTTCCAGTGGACGAATGGGGGTACCGCGGTTGATTCCCGCGGGGTGGCTCCTGCGGTCGCCTTAGGCTTTGTGAATGGCGCGGCCTTTGGACCTAAGAGCGATACGCCCTACGGCGCCACGATCACCTATGCCACCGTCGGCACGGGCGCGAACAGCAATGAGGTGCTCTACAAGGGCTCGCTCCTCATCTCCACCCCCGGCACCTTCGGAGTGAAGTGGGCGCAAGCCTCTTCCACCGCGAGCGCAACCACGTTACGTGCCGGCAGTTACCTCACGCTCAATTTGCTCAATACCGGCACCGCCTCGAACATCGTCACCCGAGTCAACCAGACCCCAGGATCGTTCACGGAAACGGTTCCCGTGGGCTATACGACGCTCACCGCGGAAGTGTGGGGCGCTTCTGCGGGAGGAGGTGGAGGGACCAATACGCCGCCCAATGGCGTTGGTGGCGGTGGTGGTGGTTCGGGCGGCTATTCGCGTAGTTCCATTTCAGTCGCGGGCTTAGGCGGAAGCACGCTTAATTTCACCGTCGGC